TATTTACTCTTTAAACCTTCTAAGAAGTTACGAGCTTTAGCAATTTCTTCTTTAGCTGCAAGTTTCTTTTTCTTAATGTCTCTTTCTTCATCGACTTCTTCATCAAAAGAAAATTCATCTTGCATTAAAAATATTATTTCATCCTCGTTTAAATGAGGTTTAGTGTGTTTGTAATATGTTTTAAGTAACGTGTCGTTATCAACATTACTGTAATCAGCATTAATTCTTACGTAGTCTTCTACTGTTCCACCAGTTTCTTCCATAAAAGTTACAAGCTTTTCTATGTTTTCTGGTAGTGGCCTTTGTTCAACCACTGGCTCTGGTGTTTTTACTTCTTCTTTAATTTCTTCTTTTACTTCTTCAGTAATCTCTGAAATTACTTCTTCAACTTTTTCTTCGTGTGCTTCTCCCACTTCTTGCAATTCCACTTTGGTTTCTGTCCCTTCTTCCTTGCTTCCTTCTCCATCTTGTAACACAACCTTCGTTGTCTCTGATTCTTGAACGGCATCTTCTTTAGGTTTACTTAAATCAACTTTTACGTTTTCTGTTTTTTCAGACGTTAGTTTTTTAGGTCGTTTAATTTTAAACTCGCCTTCCGTCTTTACTTCTTCTGACATAATATAATAATATATAATTAATAAAAATTACTATAGGCTTTGTTGTTCTAGACCATTAAATGGATTCATAAAATCAATAGCCCCACCATTTGTTTGTCTTTGACTAATCATTTGGCTTTGTTGTGAACCTTCTAATTTGGTTCTTTGATCTTTTCTATCTTCGATCATATTTTCTTTTTGCTGCTTAGCTTGCACTTCCATTTGCTTTAGTTGCATATCATATTGATATCTCATCTGTAATATTTGCTTATCAATCTCACCTTGTTGTTGTATTCTACTAAGTTCAAATTGAGATTTAGCTTGTTCAATTTGTACAGTAGTTTCAGCTAAAGCTTGTTGTTTTTGCATTTCAGCTTGTATAGCTTCTTGAGCTTGTTTACTATTAGCTTGAGCTTGAGCTTGTATCATTTGTTGCTGTTGCTCTTGTTTTTGTTTTTCTCTTTTAGCTTGCCTTTGTTTTAACATTTGATTAGCAAGTTTCAAGTTGTTTATATTTCTTAAATCAATAGCATCAGCTAAAGTTATACTTTGAGTTTTTAAAGCTATTTGAATATTCTGTTCAAGCATTTGCTTTTCTTCTTCATCAGGTTCTAACTCTAAGAATATACCAAACTCATGTATACTAAAATCTTTTAACTCTTCTAATGTTCCAACATTAAATCTTGATATACTATTTTCTAAAGTTTGTTTTGTTAAAGGAAACATTAATGAATCATTAACTCTTAAACTTATATTTTCACAAGCTCTAATTGTTAAGTACATCATTGCTTGTAATAGATGTCTAGTTGCTACATTTGAGTTAGCTGCGGCTAATTTTTGTAAACCTACAAGCGCGTGTCTATCAGGATTACTTCCATCTCTAGCTTCGTTAAGTCCGGTAACATCTCTTATCATTTGTAAATAATATTGATAAGTCTGAATTAATGAAGCTATTTTAGCTTGACTAGCTGAAGTCTGTAATTCTTGTATAGGTATTTTACCTCTATTAGGGTCACCATCTTGCGTTAAAGATCTACCTACAATACTACCAGTTTGAAAATACATATTCAAAGCTTCAGCTGGATTATAGTTTGTGCCGTTACCAAGATCAACTTCTGCTAAACCATCCATATCTAAAAACACACCATCAGGTACCATACGTGACATCACTTGTTGTAATTTCAAATGTGTTAATTGAATCATATCAGCAAATCCAGTTATTCTACTAACTAAACTTTCTATTCTACCTTTATAAATACTTGGAGCACATATAGTATAATTCATATTAACTTTATTAGTATTAGCATATGGTCTAGTTATATTTTCTGCCATTTGCCACTTAAGCATCATAGGATGTCCTAGTATTTTAGCACCACTATATAAAGTTTCTATTGATCTAGATACTCTTTCAAAATTATCATTAGGATCTGGATTAAATGTATCTGGTTTTTCTAATGCTTTTTCTAAACCTGTAAATGTTTGTTTTATTTTCCAAACTTGATCACTATAGGTTTTATATTCAAAGTACAATACTTGTATAGTGTTTTCATCTTTTCTACCGTTCCAATTTCTAGTATAATCTTGATTGCCAGGATATTTTTGTATTTCTTCTAATTCAGAATCTGTTAGATCAGGAAATTGTTTTTTAAGATCAGCTAGATTAATACCTTTAACTTCACCAACATACCATATATCTTCAAAGTTTGGATCTTCAGTATATGAGTAAACTAAGTTAGCAGGATCTACATATTCAACTCTTATTCCTTCTGCTTTGTTCCAGTTAGTTTTTACTGCACCAATACCTAACACCATTAAATCTTCAGCTATTCTTTTTCTAGTTTGCTCGTACTTGTTTCTTTCTAATACGTCTTTAATTAATTCTTCTTCAGCTATTTCTATAGATTGTTTATAATCTAATTGTAAATGTAATTTAGCTTCTTCTTCTGTTTCTAATCCATATTCTTTAACAGGATCTGATATTAATTTAACACCAAGATTAGCTTCTAATTGTTTTGCAAGTTCTAATTCTCTAACATCTCTTAATAGGTCAGCTGCATAATCTGTTCTTTGCTTTATAGAAAAAGGATCTGTAGCAAAAGCTTTTACTTCAAAATTTCTTTGAGACATACCATTTACTACAATATCTACAAACTTAGGTATAACTGGAACTGGTTTCCAGTCTAAGTTAAGATAAGATAAATCACCATTAATAGCTAATTCATCTTTATATTTTTGTACTGATTGTTCACCTCTAGCATACAATCTTAATCTATGGTAATCCCAATAATTTTGATTAAATCTATCTCTATTTCTACCTGCCCAAAACCATTCTCCTTCAATTGCTCTACCAACTTTTAAACCATACTCTTCGCTAGCTTTTACTACATCTGGTACTACCTGATCTGGAAATGAACTATTTGTATTAGTGTAAACTTGCATTTATTTTATTATTTTTGAAATTACTCCAGTATTGTCATATCTTTTAAAACCTAAATCTATAGAGATCTTTTGTCTATCAGGTATGGGTTTATACTTATTTTTATTACAAGCCATTATGGCTAAACCAGAACTAATAGTAGCATCATGCTTTGTTCTGTTGTTTATATTGAATCTGCCCCAATCTTCTAATGTACTTTGTAAATACATATCACCATAACTTCCTCCTAAATCTCCTACATATTCTTCTATGTAAGCCTCAATAGCAGCTGCATGAGCTTGTTTAATATCTTCACTTGTGTTTGGTATGCCACCTATTTCTTTTTCTGTTGTAGAAAGTTTGTTCCATATTTTATCTGGACGATTCATTGAATAACCTCTATATCCTCTACGTTTTAAATAATATAATAATCTTGGTTTATTATTTTCTGCTAGTATTGGCATACCGTAAAATACTAATGCTTTTAAAACATCTTCAAAGAATATTTCAGCTGTCTGAGGTCTAGCTATATATTCTAAAAAGAAATGGTTAGGAGGCGCATCTTCCATGCTAAATTTTGTTAAACCGTGTAATGAACCTTTAGAACCTTTACCATCTACTGTACCACTAATATCATAACTATCACAACCAAAAGCTCCAACGTGCTCATTGCCAGGATGTTTAACGCCATTTTTTATTATCACTCGGTTTTGTAGATTTTTAGGTGGAACCCAAGTAATTAAAAACCTACCATCTTTGTTAGGCATGAACATTACTTCTGTGTCTTGTACTCCGTTAACCCACATAAAAGAACCTCGTGTTACATTAAAACTATTTACTAGTTCTTCATTATAATCTATTTGTTGATATATTTTAGTTAGATTAAATAAACTATTTTTAGCCTCATCTCTAAATGCATGTTGTTCAGTTCGAGGAAATTGTCTATAATATTCGTTTAAACTATCTGTATCGTTTTTTAATCCTTCAACTTCGTTTTCCCAGTGTTCAATGACTCCTGAGTCAATTGGGATATTGTCAATAGAGAGGACTGGATTTTCTGGCGTTGTGAATACAGGAAGTCCGTGAGTATCCATGAATCCTTCGTAGTTCCATTCCATAGGTATGAATAAAGAGTAGAGTCCAGAAGCTGTTTGTCCATTTCTATTTCTTTTCGTAACGTCTGAATTGTAGTAGAGTTTTTTGAAGTTATCGCCACCTTTGTCTAAAGCATTTGATGTTGAGCCCATCATACATTTACCTACGATCCTACGTCCTAGTCTTAATGTAGTTTTTGTAACTCGCCAGTTATTTAATATATTATCAGGTCTTTCCCATTTACCACTTTCATCATGAGCTAATAGTTTTAGCTTTTCACCATCATAAGAGTTATCACCCGTGTTCTTCCAATCTATAGTGGTATCCAACCCTTGTAATTCACGGACCTGCTCA